CCCACCTCTACGGTTTGTAATTTAATTTTCTTATTCTTAAAGGTTTCGCTTTCGTTACACGCCTGCATAAACTGAACGCCACCATTGTAGTCCCCACAGACAGCCACAACATTAAAGTTCTCCAAGCAAAACAAAAAATATTTAATATGGTGTTTTAGGGATGTCCCCGACAAAGCATAACCATGAACTAATGTAACACTTTGATTCTCTTTATTTAATTTTAAGATTTGAATCGCAAAGTCATCAGAAGCTTCTGTTTGAGACCATGATGGATCAAAAGCTAAAATATACTCAGCGTCAGGGTCCCCCTTAACCTCTACACAAGGAAGATCCCCGTCAGGCACGGTGCACAGGGCCATCTTGCTGGTTTTAAAATAACCAGAACTATCATCCGTAAAAATGGCTCCGAATTCTCTCTCAAATTGAGATTGGCTCATTGTTGATTTAGCTTGGTTGATTAAATTTTCATCGTACAGCCGTTTTGGCGCGCAATCATAACTATACTGCATCACGCAACGCGAAGCCTTGTCTTTTGGTTTGGGGTCTATTATCAGATGCTCAAACTGAGTATACAGTTTATAAAGATATTCAAACTTATAACAGGCAGACGACAATGCTACCAATTTATTATTTGGCCATACATGGCGCTCCCTCTCCGTCATCTTATCTTCATTTATAAGACGGCTTTCTAATTTGAAAAGATCTTCCCGCTGAGTAGGGTTTTCTACTACGGCTAAAAACGGCACAATAACTTCATTGTAAATCCTTTCGGGCATCAGGGCAAACTCATCAATAATTATTCTATGAAAACGAAACCCGCGAAGTTTTTCTCCGTCTCCCAACGGAAGAGCCCGAATACGACTAGCTCCAATTTCCATCAACCACTCGTCGTTGGTTTTTGATGTCTTTGTTATGCATTGCCTGAAAAGCACAGCATCGGGCTTGTTAGCTATATCCTCTATCTTCCTAAAAATCATCTTTGCCTGTCTAAATGATTTGGATAGTATTCCTATCTCTACCCCTTGGTTTAACACCGCATCTAAAGCGGCGAACACCCCTGTTGTGAAAGACTTCGACATACCACGCGCCCACACTCCTAAAAAATAATCCGTTTCAAACATAGACTTAATAGCCATATGCTGGAACGGAAAAAGCTTAACTCCTAAAATCAAATCAGTAGCAAAGGTTATATTGTTTCTTAGAAATTCATAAAGCGCAATCTTGGCCTCCCTTTCTTCTATAAAACCTTCGATCTGTAGCAGCTCCTTGTTGTTACGAAGTGTAACCTCTCGACGCTTTTGTTCTCCGCTAATCCAACTCATTTTTTTTATCTAAAAAATATTGCATATCGGTTTCCCAAATTTTTTTACCATAAACCAATATACGGGGTATGATTTCCGAAGCCTTTTCGCGCGTATCCATAAATACAAACTGGCAGCTCCTCGCGTATTCATGTGAAATCTCCTTGATTTGCTTCAATACGTAGTCCACATTTGTTCGGCGATTAAAAATTTTGTTTTCTTTAATTATCTTTGAGACACTAGACTCAATCACTACAAAGAGATAAGCGTCCATTTCCTTGGCCCGTTGAATCTCCTTCTTGAATCTTTCTAGATTATATTTGCCCAAAGTCCCCTGAAGGTCGTTGCCGGACTTACGGTCAACAAAAGTATAATTATAATGCTCACCCAGTGCTGTGTAATCTCCAATATCCAGCTTTAGCTTTTGAGTGCTGCATGAAAACTTTAAAGGCTTTTGTTCGCGGGTATCCACGGCTACTACCAAATCGTTGGGCATAGGCTTGTCAAAAAAATCCTTAGGAAGGTTTTTCCCGTAAAGTGGTTCGCACCCAATTGTTTCACATACGGTATTGTAGCTTCCAAAAAGTTCTCTATAAATTGAGATCGAAGGCATAAAGGAATTAACAGTCTCCAGATGAAAAGGGCCGTATTGTCGTTTCTTTTTTAAGTGCCGCTTTTCCAGCAGAGAAAGAACGTATTTTTTAACCTCTTCCTTAGGGTGTTGACGGCACCATTTGAGTAGCTGTTGCTTTGTTGAGAAATCTCTTTCAAAATATTCGTCAAACCTCTTAAAGGGGAGGGGGTCTCCTGTGAGCTTGTTGAGACGTGGATGATACTTGGTATAATAAGAAGCTAAATTTAAATCGTGCTGCTTTAGGTGTTTGTGCAAAGAGGCTCGGCTAGTAAATTCTTTTTTACATTCAGCGCAAGGGAAAATTATGGTACATATTCTTTCCATTAGATTGCGTCTTCTTTAGTGATGCCCAATACTCTCGCCTTCCAGTCGGGCATTTTTTCTAGAGCATCCGCCTCATGTTGCACCACTTTCTTTTGCATCTCCGACATTTTTATCATTAACTTCCTCTCTTCTTCGTCCTGAAAAAGCTGAACCAATGAAATGATAGAGGCGTTTCTCTGCACTTGGTTTGCCACCCTCTTGGCTCTTTCTCCATTTAATTTAGCAAGCATCTTGTCAACACGATTGACACATTGATTATATTCCTCCGCTTTGGTCTTAAGCATTTCGGTGAGCCTCATTGTTAAGTCGTGTTGACCCTCCGTATCGTCGAACATTAGATTTAGTTTTTGTTTTTGTTGTTCGATTTCTTTAAGATTGATATAGTCCATACATACATTCACATATAAATTTAACTCATCAGAAGTTAAATCCGGCTTGTCCCATGTGCTTCGAATATATTCCGACTCAAACAAATCCCGACTTTGTCGTGCAACATAAGAATTGATAACCTGCACAAACCTCGGGGCATTTAAATAAGTTACTAATTTCTCTACACACTTTCGGTCTGGTAAATTTATTTTCTCTAAATCAAGTTGCCGCAAGGTGACCTTGTTCAAACGCTTCACTGCCGTAGATAAAACACGTGGAGGTGTGTATTTCTCTCCAGCGGCGTCATCCCTTAAATTTACATTTGCCGAAAATTCGCGGTTTATGTAATCGCACAGCGATATGAATTTATCCGTTTCTGCAAAACCTCTACTTTCAGCTTCTTCAGGCCACAACAACTGACCCATTTCCTTTTTTGTCACCTCTGGACAATAATGCTGCCTAACAAAAGATTTTTCGTCGTCGGTTAGGAAATATTTCGCGGCTCTTTTTTTAACCTTGGTGCGATAGCTCAAACCTTTTTCAACCCAGAATTTTCGTAACGCACGCCCCCGTATAGTACTTCCCTTTTCATCGCTGTCCTTGAAAAGTTTTTTTGTGGCTTTGTTTAAGTCTCCTTCCAGATCCTCAAAAAGTTTTAGGCTGGCGTCTTTTTCTTCTTTGGTTAAAGTATACTCTTTCATTTGAAAAATATATCCGTTTCATTGCAAATCTTTTTAGCAATCTTTTTATAGAAATTTTTTAAGTTTTTAATTTGCTTGTAGCCAGCCTTTCTTCCCTTTTCGTTGCTCTTGTAGCCGAGCACTTTTGCTACTGTCTCCTCGTCCACATGATCTACGAATAGCATTTTATAAATAATATAATGGCGATCGTTCAAGTACTGACGCATTCGCAAGTGCATAGAAATTACAGCGCCACTAATATTGTAGTGGTCTTCCGGTAGGGTAAACCGGTCAAACTCATTTGTTTCCAAAGAAACGGGTATTTTAATATCATAGGCTTGTTTTCTGGTTTTCTCCCATTTCGCATACAGGTCACATTCGTTTGACTGTAATCCGCTGTCAGTTAAAGAGCACAAGTTGGATATTTGTGTCGCCCCCTGCTCTTTAGATTGATTGTATTTACAGCTTATACAGGGACGCGCAAAATTAGAATAGTTGTTACGCAAAATATTCTTAAGCTGATTGGAGATGATTTTATTTACCCACGGTTCGATAGGGCGAACCTGATCCCACTGTTCCCACTTTTTATATATATGGGCACGGATAATCTGCGAGACGTCGTCAAAGTCTAACCATGCAATTGCGTGAAGGTGCCACTTATAGTAGCGCTTCCTTATTTCATTATCAACAGTATCCGACTTATCTTCGTATGTATGTTTTTTATTCTCCTCCACTACCGATGTCTTTCGAGTCCCCTCGAGAACTGCGACATTCAGCTTGAGAAACCTTTATAAACTCTTCGGGCGTTAATTTCTTGTGGCCCTTTAGTTTTTTAGTACCATAAGTTACCTCGTGAGGATTAAGCGGATTATTTACGAGAGCTTGGAAGGTAACTTTATTATTACCGGCGTCCCCTATATTTTCTATTTCATATTCAAGTTTAGAAATATCAGGAACTTCATCGGTTTCGCTTTTAGCTGATTGAGAAGCAGAATAGCTACCATGTTGAGCTGAAGCACTCGCCATGCCGAATGCCGCGAAAGTTTCCCCGCACCCCTGACAGAAGTTTGGTTTCTTCAGGGTATAGACATTTTTAGCACCACATTCGGGACAAAATATACTAGCCATTTTTTATAATTTGGTTTATCGGGTTATTTTCTAGTTTATTTACAATAAATTTTAAAATCTCACTTCGAACAATATCTTCTGTATTGAACTTAAAGGTATACACTCCTTTTGCCTTTGAGTCCTCATCATCAAACAAATCCATAATAGAAGTAAACCCGGTTTTTCCATTAATGTCTGATTGCATGGGGTCCCCACATATGAAATACTTAGAGTTATCCCCAATTCTCGTGATTAACGTAACCAGTTCTTTCCTCGTAAAATTTTGTGATTCGTCTGCTATTATTAGCTTATTGGACCAACTGGCACCTCGTAAAAAATTAATTGGAGCGCATTGAATTATTTTTTCATCTAAAAGCATCTTTATTTGACCGGGCTCTAGCAGTTCAGAGAGCTTGTCTTGCATTGGCATCATAAACGGGTTGAATTTTTCGTTTACATCTCCCGGCAAACTTCCGAGGTTTCTGTCTGCGCTTTCGGCAATTGTTCGCACATAAAACAAATCTTGATTCATGTTCATATTAAACAACTGCAAAGCTGCGTAAATAGAAATAAAAGTTTTAGATGACCCTGCTGGACCAGAAACAAAAACTATTTTAGTGTTTCTGTCAAATGCTATTTTTAGAAACTGGTGCTGTTTTTGGGTTAGTTCAAAGTTCTTAAGATAAAGCTTGTATTTATTTTCAATAGGTATTATCTTTTCCGACGCCGTGGACTTTTTCCGTCTACTCATCATTAAACATTACACTTGACTTGTCTTTTTTTTCTGTTAATATTCCAATAAGATGGTTTTTCATGTATTAGCGATCCCTGTTTATCCCACGCGACGGGAAATAACGATTTGTCCTTTCACACAAAAGGTTTACAAGTTTTGCAAAGCCATGACGGAGAGGGGGCACACTGTTTTTCATTACGGTCATCCCGACTCTGAAGTACAATGCAGTCAACACTTTGATGTTGTTGCCGTTGAGACTTACAATGAGGTTTACGAAGAAAAAGACTGGAGGGACTTTCATTCTCAAAAGATCAACAATAAGGTTCACCAAGAATTTAATAAAAACGCTACCGCCTTAATAAAAAAAAATAAACAATCTGACCATGATTTTGTACTAGCATTTTGGGGGATCGGTCATGCGGCAGCTTGTGAAGAGCTTGATGGTTTTTATGTGGTAGAGCCCAGTATTGGATACGATTCGGCCTTTGCGCCTTTCAAAGTTTTTGAGTCTTATGCGCAGTGGCACAAAATTCTTTATAAAATAAACGAAAGAGGAATGCCTAGCTTTACGGATCACGTTATCCCTCCCGGTTTCTATCTTGAAGATTTTCAGTACAGCGACCAAAAAGACAACTATCTTCTCTTTTTAGGAAGAATGATTGACGCCAAGGGGTTGCACATTGCAGAATCCCTCTCTAAGCTATCTGGCATCCCTATTAAATTCGTAGGCCCCCAAACTTTAAAAAATACCCTCTCAAAAGATAATCCTTTGGCGGAATATATTCATACCGTCGGCCTTAAAGAGCGTCAGCAATTGTTATCAAAAGCCAAAGCACTTATTATGCCTAGTCTATACGCCGAACCATGTGGATGGGCTATGATCGAAGCTTTTGCTTCTGGAACCCCTGTTTTATCTACAGATTGGGGAGGTTTAGGAGAATACAATATTCACGGAAAAACAGGCTTCAACTGTCATTCTTTAAATGAATTTTATCATGCCCTTCATCTTGCGGAAACAATTGATCCGGCTTATTGTCGCCAATATGCACAAAAGAACTTTAACATTGATTTAATAATGAAAATGTATGAAAATTACTTTGAACATATCATGGACTACAACCAACATGAGGAAGGTATTATAAAAGAAACTTGCCGCTTTTTAAGAAAATAAGTGTAGATTCTTATAGCACATGACAATAAGCAAAAAGGAAGAGTCTAAGGTGGGGTTTACGGACTTAGACACGTTTCTAAAAATCGCCCCCATACTCGGTTTAGCTCTTTTAGCTTATCTTCAAACTTTATTTCCTAGCAAAATAGAATTCGACAAAGTTCACGACAAGCTTATTCAAATGGATAAAAAAATTACCGAAATGACGGTTCTCCAAAAAGCTATTGCCGGGAATAGTGGAGATATAGATCGAATAGAAACGCGCCTCCGATTGATAGAAGTCGATATTGCCCGTCACAACGCCCAAGGGACAAAAAACTCCCGAAGCAGCAACAAACTCCCCTCTAAGAGTTGACAAACCCACATATAAATACATAATAAAAAGATGAGTCACATCTCTGGAGATTACAATTACACTTTCGTCAGGCTAGAGCCTTTCTATAACAACAGCAACGAAACCGGCGTATCCTCGCTGGTCGTTGGGATGAGCTGCCAATTTTCAGGGGTAGACGCTCTGTCCAATCCTGTTGTGGAATCAGCATACATAGACGGCACAACTGGCTTTGTTGAATACGTACCAACCCCTGATATGCCCACCTCTGGAACCACGGGGATAGCCGCTGTCCCTATCAATATTACTCCGGAATATCTAACAGCTAATATTAGCGGAATAGCCAATGAATACGCTTCCGACCAATGTTGGTGTCATATTTTATCAGGTCAAATTTCAGGCAAAACTGAAGCCCCAGTTAGGGATACTAATTTTCCGTATCCTAGTGGAACCCCTCCAACCGTTTTTCCCCCAGTAGATCCTCACGACATGTGAGCAACAAAAAGCCCCGCTTTCGCGGGGCTTTTCTTTTTTAGGTTATCTTATTATAATATCACCACCACGGGATTCGGGTCGCCTTATTATAACTATTCCAACTTTGCTTCTAGGTATTCGCAATTCCCAGT